TTGTCCTTCGCGACCCGCCTCAAATCCCTTCTCGGCATAGTCGAGACCAAAGCCGCGCCCAGCCTCGCTGACGCGAGCGGCTTCTATTTCGGTCTCTTCGGCGCGAGCCCGACACTGGCCGGCGTGACCGTCACGCCCCACACGGCCATGACGTGCGCGCCCGTCGCATGCGCGGTGCGCTCGATCTCCGAGGCGGCTGGCTCGCTCCCCCTTCACATTTACAAGCGGCTCCCGGACGGCGGCAAAGAGAAGGCCACCGACCATCCGCTCTATTCGCTGCTTCACGACGCCCCGAACAATTTTGCGCCGGCAGCGCTGTTCCGCACCCAGCTCATGGCCGACGCGCTGTTGCAGCCTTACGGCGGATTCGCGCAAATCGTCCGCGTTGACGGCAAGCCCTATGAGCTGCTCCGGCTCGATCCCAGGCTGTCTTCCATCGTCGTCGACTACTCGAATTTTGAGCCGGCCTACGCAATTAAAGCCGATGGCAAGAATCCCGCCCGCGAGATCCCGGCGGCGGAGATCATCCACATTCCGACCCCGGCCTATGACCCCTCGCGCGGTCTAGTCGGTGAGGGCAGGGACGTAATCGCGCTCGCCCTGGTGCTTGAGCGCCATGCATCGCGCCTCTTTGGCAACGCCGCACGTCCCTCCGGTGTGCTGAGCCTCAAGGGCACGATGACGGAGGACACCCTCAAGAATGCGAAGGCCGCTTGGCAGGCATCGCAGGGCGGCGACAAGTCCGGCGGCACCGCCGTTCTTCCGGCCGACGCATCCTGGCAAGCGCTCACGTTCAATAGCGTCGACAGCCAGTTCCTCGAAATGCGGACGTATGCCGTCGCAGAGATCGCGCGACTGTTTCGCGTGCCGCTCCACATGCTGATGCAGGTCGACCGCGCCCAACCCCGCTCGATTGAATCGATCGGACAAGAATTCCTCTCGCAAGCTCTGTTGCCCAGGCTGAAGTCTTTCGAGCAGGAGCTTGAGTTGAAGCTTCTGACGCCGGAAGAGCGCAGTCAGTATGCAATCGAATTCAACATCGATGGCTTCGCCCGCGCCGATCTCCTCGCGCGTGCCCAGGCGCTCAGCGCCACGGTATCCGCACGCATTTTGAACCCGAACGAAGCGCGCCAGATCGGCTTCGGCCTGCCTGCTTATGAAGGCGGCGACGTGTTCGAAAACTTCAACACGTCATCTGCACACGCCGGCGGCGCGCTCAATGCCGGCAACGACAACAACCAAGAGGCCGCCTAATGCTTCGCACGATTCATTTGCACGGCAAGCTCGGCAACGACTTCGGCAAGTCACACCGTTTCGACGTCGCGACGGCCGCTGAAGCGCTGCGAGCGCTCAACTGCGCATTCCCCGGTCGTTTCGTGAAGGCGATCGAGCAAGGCGCCTATAAGATCGCTCGCGGCGACAAGCGCAACGGCATGCAGCTCGACATCGATCTGGTCAACCAGTTCAACCTGGGCCTCGCTGATCTTCACTTCATTCCTATCATAAAAGGCGCGAAATCAAGCACAGCGAAAGGCACCACCAAGATCGTGCTCGGTGCTGCTCTTGTCGGCGGCGCAATCTTCCTGTCTGGCGGCATGCTCGCTGCACCCATTAGCGCACTCAGCGGCGTTCCGCTCGTCGGTGGCATGAGTTACGGCACCGTTGCAGCGCTTGGCCTTGGCCTCGCACTGTCTGGTGCCTCAACGTTGCTCTCCAAGCCCGCCAGCCCGTCAACGGAGGCCTCCAACGCCCTCAACATCAATGGCGGCAACATCGGCAATTCCGGCCAGCAGGGGAACGCGGTCACGCTGATCTATGGCGAGACCATGGTCGGCTCCACGCCGATCGAGGCCTGGTCCGACGTCGAGGACATCGACGTCTATGCGGACAGCGCGGGCTCGATCGAAACCGCATTCGGGGAGCGCGGCTAATGGCTGATCTCTCCTGCACGGCATTTTTCGGCGACGGCGAGCACGCGTTCACGCTCACGCCTGAATTGGTCCGCGAGCTGGAGACCAAGTGCGGATCCGGTATCGGCTCAATCGCCAATCGCGTGTTCTCGCGCAACTTCGCCCAGGCCGACATCAACGAAACCATTCGCCTCGCGCTGATCGGCGGCGGCACCACGCCCAAGCGCGCGCATGAACTGATCGTCGCATACGTCGATGGGCGCTCCGTGATCGACACATTCGAACTCGCCGCGAAGATCCTGGAGCGGACGTTGTTCGGCAATCCCCAAGTGAAAGGAAATGACAAGTGAGCTTCGCCACCGGCACGCCTATCAGCGATGCCAATCCGCTACCTACTCGAGTCGCCGGCCAGTTGCTCGACAACACCGGGCAAGCTGTGAGCCCCGACAACTACACTCAAAGCTTCACCTACAACGTCGACGGCACCGTCGCGACGGTTTCGTTCACGGATGGAGCAAACACCTGGACGCAGACGTTAACCTATGATGCCGGCCGCGTCTCCAGCATCACCAACTGGGTCCGCTCCTAATGGACCGGTTGGAGATCAAAGCTTCGCTGAGTGTCACGGATGCCGGCGAGATCGTCGGCACGGCATGGCCATTTGGCGAGCCCGACACCACTGGCGATCTCATCGTCAAGGGCGCCTTCAACTTCGTCTCGAATGAACTGCCGATTCTATTCCAGCACAATCCCGCCGACCTGATCGGCACCTGGACCGACGCTGCGGAGACCGCTGACGGACTGGTCGTGAAGGGCAAGCTCCACACCGGCCACGACCGCGCCCGCACCGTGCTCGGCATGGTCAAGAGCGGTTTGGTCTCCGGTTTGTCGATCGGCTTCAAGACAAAGTCCTCGACCCAACAGGGACGCAACCGCGTCATTGCGGCGCTCGATCTCTACGAGATCAGCGTCGTGCGCAATCCCGCCCATCCCCGCGCTCGCATCACGGGCGCGAAGAACTATGACGCCGCACTCGCGGCGGCCGATCTCATCAAGCGTTTCACGGCAACGCTAAAGGCCTAACAGGAGCTTTGAACTACCCAATGAAGACTGCGAACGCACTCGAATTTAGAGACACCGGTGAGGTTGACGACCCGATCGCCGGAGTTGCCAAGGAACTGGCGGAGTTGAAGGCGGCCCTCGAAACGAAGGCGGCCAACGACAACACCAAGCTCACCGAGCGCCTGGACCGCATCGAGGCCAAGGTCAATCGGCCCGGCAATCGCGCCGCCAACGACAATGAGCCCAAGATCGAAACCAAGGCGTTCGAAGCGTTCCTTCGCGGCGGCGCCGAGCGCATGGATGACCTCGAAAAGAAGTCGCTGGTCGTCACCAACAACAACGCGATCGCACCGCCGGAGTTCGGGAACGAGATCCTAAAGCTTCTGCGCCAGTTCTCGCCCATCCGGCAGTATGCCAACGTTCGCACGATCGGCGCCTCCGTCGTGGAATATCCGCGCCGCACCGGCAGCACGGCAGCGACCTGGGTTGATGAAACCGAGGACCGCACCGAAAGCGAACCGTCCTATGAGCAGGTCGCGATTACACCCTATGAGATGGCGACCTTTACCGACGTGTCCAACCAGCTCCTGGAAGACAACGCCTACAATCTCGAAGGCGAATTGACTTCCGACCTGAGCGAGAGCTTCGGTATCGCTGAAGGAACGGCATTCGTCACCGGCAACGGCAGCAAGAAGCCCAAGGGTCTTCTGAGCGCCAGCGGCATTCAGACGATCGTCACCGGCAACGCTGGCGGCTTCCCGACCTCCACGCCGGCAGACGTGCTGATTGGCATGTTCCACAAGCTCCCCGGCGTCCATGCCCAGAATGGCGTGTGGCTCATGAACCGCAACACGCTCGGCGCGATCCGCCTGTGGAAGGACGGTATGGGCCGCTACCTCGTTCTCGACCCGATCTCGGATGGCGCGCCGACCACGCTGCTTGGCCGTCCGATCGTGGAAGCGATCGATATGCCCGACATCACCGCCAACGCTTTCCCGATCATCTTCGGTGACCTGAAGGGTTATCGCATCGTCGATCGCATCGGCCTTTCCATGCTTCGCGATCCCTACACGCTTGCGACGAAGGGGCAGGTTCGCTTCCACGCCCGCAAGCGCGTCGGCGCCGACGTGACCCATCCCGATCGCTTCGTGAAGCTCAAGGTCTCCGCGACCTAAGAGGACATGATCATGCGGCTCGCAGCGAATACCTTTGCCCTCCAGCTCGGCGACAAGTCTTTCGACTTGAAGCCGTCGCTGCGAGCCGCATTCATCCTATACGAACGTTACGACGGCTTCCATAACCTCTCGCGCTACCTCGCGGAAGGAAGCCTGACCACGGCAACGGACCTGATCACCGCGACCGTGACGGACAAGTCCGCATGGGCCGCTTACGCCCTCGCAGGCAACGGCATTGTGCGCGACCTCATGGCCGCAACCAGCGATCTGATCGAATTCGTCCTAGTCCTCGCCGGCGCCGACAAGAGCAGCGGCAAGGCAGACACCACCGGCAAGCCGATCCCGTTCGATGAATACTTCACCCATCTCTTCCAGATCGGCACGGGCTGGCTTGGCTGGGCTCCCGAGGACGTGTGGGACGCGACACCGGCTGAGATCATGAACGCCCAGAAGGGCCGAATAGAGATGCTCAAGGCCTTGTTCGGCAGCAAAGACGATCAGACCGCAGACGTGGCGGATGGATCACTGGCGAACCTCAAGGCCGACCTCAACCACATCGGTGACCTCACCAAGACGAGGGCAGCGTAATGGCCTGGAAACCGCGCCGGGTATGTCGCTGCGGCAAGATCATCGCCGCGACCGATCTCTGTGACTGCCAGATTAAGCGCAAGGCCGAGACGGATCGCCTTCGGCCCAATGCCAACGATCGCGGCTATGACAGCAAGTGGCGTCGCGAGAGCAAGGAATTCCTAGCTCGACCCGAGAACCGGTTCTGTGCCTGTGGCTGTGGTCGCATCGCCGATTGCGTTGACCACAAGATCCCCCATCGCGGCGACATGAAGCTTTTTTGGGACCGGAAGAATTGGTCTCCGCTAGCTAGTTCGCCCTGCCACACCAGCCGCAAACAACGTCAAGAGTGCCAACGATGACCACTAGGCCCAACCCCAAACGTTCACTCACACAGTCGCTGCCTGCGCTGCTGGACTACCAGCGCGACATGCACGCTGCACACCGGCAGATGACACGCTCGGTGCGCCAGTGTCTGCGCCAGATGGAAGAGCAGATGGCTGAGCTACGCCACAGCCTCGACCAGCACTTGGTTGCACAGCGCGACGAAGCGCACCGCAACGCTGCGGCCTCACAACATACCCGGGGGGCACCCGAGAATATCTCAAGCGGTCGCTGCGACCGGTCCCCCCGGGTCGCGCAAGAGAGCGCCTAATTGGAGTTTTTTCGACCGTGCCAATCACCCTCGATCAGGCGAAAGCCCACCTCAATCTCGGCTCAATCGACGCCGACGACGCCCTGGTTAGCGACAAGCTCGCGGCCGCAAAGGCGTGGGTTGGCGCCTATACAGCCTCGAATGTGGACGCGGACGGCACACCGGCCCCGGTGAATGAGGCCGTGCTGCAATTGACCGCGCACCTTTACCAGAACCGCGAAGCATCCCTGGTTGGCGTGACCGCGACCGAATTGCCGTTCGGTTTCCTTGATTTGTTGGCCCCTTACCGCGCGTTTTGCTTCTGAAATGACCACTTCCGACCCGTCTCTCGCCCTCCAAAAGGCCATTCGCGCACGCCTGATCGCGAGCCCGGAGCTGATGGCCCTGGTGCCGGCCGATCACGTGATCGACGCCAACGGCCGACCGGAGATCATGCCGGCTGTCTACATTGGCGAGGGGCAATCGATCCTGCGACGTTGGGATGCGACTTCCTATACCACGCTCCATGTTTGGTTCGCTGAGCCCGGCTTGGTCCGATGCAAAGAGGCCGTCTCCGCCATCGTCGCGGCCTTGCGGATCGACGCCCAGGTTGACGGCGTGCTGCCGATCGACGGCTTCACGGTTCACGACATGCAGGCCACACAGACGCGCTATCTCCGCGACCCGCATGGCCCGTTCAGCCACGGTATCGTCTCGGTCGCGGCGATCGTGAATGTGAGGGCGGTATGAGGGCCGGTAACCTCGATCGCCTCATTGAAATTCAGCGCCCCACCACCGGCCTGGACCTCTACGGCGCGCCCGAAAAGACCTGGACCACGTTTGCGACCATGCGCGCCCAGCTCCTGAAGAACGCGACCGACAACAAGGAAGGCCAGCGCGGGGAGACCACCGACGTCATCTTGACCTTCCGCATGTGGTTTCTGCACGGCGTGACGCTGGAAAACCGGGTCACCTATCAGGGCCAGCAATTCGAGATCATCGGCATCAGTGAGATCGGCCGCCGCCGTGGTCTGGACCTCACATGTCGGCGGGTTGGGCCATGACATCACTTGCCATCCCATACCTCTCCATAAACCCTGAGCATCCGCTCTCGTTCTGGCATGTTAGGCGCAAGCTGTTCGATCTCAGGTTCAAGTCCTTCAAAGACGATCTTGCATGCTCCCACGATAGCAGAAACGTTCTCATGGATCAGGGTGAGCCTCGTTTGGGTGCCTCCATAAAGCTTATGCGTTGGCCCCAATCCTTCGAGCAAATCGTGAATACGTTGTATCGAGGCTCGTATAGACGCGATTTCCCGGATCAACCTTCTAGGGAAAACGTCAAGATTGTCCCACGCTTCTGCAATTTCGGGAGGCTCTTTGATAACGATATGCGAGGCGGACACGTCTTTGTCGTCGGCGACGCGGAACGTGATCATTCCATCGAGCTCTTGAGCATCTTGGTGAAGTCTTCGCGTGGCCAAGTCCAGCTTCAGATAGATGGCAAGCTGCCTTCGCAAAAACTCCCGTTTGTGCTCTGCCGCATCTTCTCGGACCTTCGCCATCGCACCGCGATAGGCGAGAACACCACCGCCGAACGCTATGAGAGCGGATGCAATTGTCTGCCATTTGCTGAGATCGGCAGCGATCATCACAATCAGAATAATTGCAACCGCCGTAGCAATGCCGGGCCATTCGGGATTCTTCATTATTTCAAATTGCCGCGCGCTCTCCCGTTTGTCGAGAGGGTTGCGGCATGACCCACCGGAAACCACAGCTTGCCGCAGAACGCCTCCGGCAGCTACTCCATTACGATCCCGCCACCGGTATCTTCCGCTGGATGGCCAACACCAATTCTCGCCGCGCAAAGAGCGGCGAGGTTGCTGGCAACATCAACAGTGTTGGCCATCGTCGAATTTGCATCGACGGACACTTCCATCAGGCCTCTCGCCTTTGCTGGCTCTACATGACCGGTTCGTGGCCCACGGGATTTCGCGTGCGTCGCATCAACGGCATTCTCGACGACAATCGATGGGCAAATCTTACTCTGAGGGCCCAGTGATGCGCGGCCGCAAGCCCATTATCAACCCCGACAGCAACCCGATCACCGACGCGCCGAAAACGCCGTCATGGCTGGGAAAGGCCGCGCGCGCCGAATGGCGCCGCATTGCACCGCTGTTGATGGACCGCCGCATCTTGGCGGAAACCGACCTGACCACGCTCGCGCATTACTGCGCTGCCACGGGCACGGTCCAGGAACAGCAAAAGACGATCAACCGCGAGGGCTATGTCGTGATGACAGAGCGCGGCCCTCGCGCGCATCCGGCCGTCCGTATCCAGGCCGACGCCATGACCCGCGCGCGGCTTCTGGCGGCTGAGCTTGGCTTGACGCCCGTGTCCCGTAACCGCCCCTCAATCCGAACCGACCAGGAAGACGATGACAGTGCATCCGACCTGGGTGTTTGATAAGACACCCATCCCAGACCCGCACGGGCGCGGCGAACGCGCTGTGAAGTTCTTCCGGGCCTTGAAGCATCCCAAATCGACCGCCCCACGGCATGCGTTTGAGCTTGCGCCGTTCTGGGAACGCATCTTGCGGCGCATCTATGGGCCTTCCGACGCGGCCGGCGAGCGCGAGGTGCGAACCGTCTTCATTCAGATCCCGCGCGGCGCCCGTAAAACGACGTTCGGCGCCGCGTTGAGCCTTTTGCACTCTTGCGGCCATGAGAAGGTGCCCGGCGGCGCCTGTATTCTCGCCGCCAGCGCTGAGGATCAGGCCGAGCTTGCCTTTGACGAGGCGCGCGCCTTCATCAAGGCGACGCCGGCACTCGGCAAAGCTACCTATGTGGTCGAATCCGAGCTCGAGCTCGAGCACGTAGCGTCCGGCTCGACCTTGAAGGCAATCCCGGCCGAAGGCGACGTTCAGCAGGGCAAGACCCCTTATTTCGTCCTGATCGACGAATTGCACGTTTGGAAAAACCGCCGACTGTGGCGCGCGCTCAAGAGCGGCCTGCTCAAGGTGCCGAACACGCTGCTAGTGATCATCACCACGGCCGGGCGCGGGCAGGACAATCTCGGTTTCGAGGAATACAGCTATGCAAAAAAAAGTCGCGACGGGCGAGATCGATAACCCGGCCTATCTGCCGATCATCTTCGAGCCGCCGGCCAAATTCGACTGGCGCGACGAGAAGGTGTGGCACCTCGTAAACCCAGGTCTCAAGTTCGGGTTCCCCGATCTCAAGGGCATGCGGCAAGCGGCATCGGAGGCCGCCGACAAGCCGGCCGATCGTGAAGACTTCTGTTGCTACAATCTGAACCAATGGATCGACGCGGCATCGAGCCCGTTTGTCGAAATGTCGATCTATGACGAGGGGAACGTTCCGGTTGACCTGGACGCGCTTGCTTCGCGCCCGTGTTGGCTTGCGGTCGACCTTTCCTCCAACACCGACCTGTCAGTCATCACGGCTACATGGCCCGACGACGATGGCGGCTATGACGTGCATCCCTGGTTCTTCTGCCCATCTGCGAACCTTCGCGAACGTGAGAACAAGACCAGTGCGCCCTATGTCCAGTGGGAGCGCGACGGCCTGATCACGGCCACCGAGGGCAATGTGATCGACTTCGAGAAAGTCCAAGCGACTATCGAGGAGCTTTGCGACCGCTTCAACGTCCAGGAGATCGCTTTCGATCCTTATATGGCCCGCATGATGCAGGCCCGGCTGCTTGAGAAAGGCCTTCAGGTCGTCGATTTCCGGCAAGTCCCCAGCCTCATGATGCCGGCGCTATCGGAACTCGAACGCGCGATCATTGCGCGCCGATTCCGGCATGGTGGGCATCCGGTGTTGCGGTTCTGCTTCGCTAACGCTGAGGTAGAGCGGAACAAACAACAGCATGCGGTGCGCTTCCACAAGTCCAAGCGCTGGCTTTCCATTGACGGCGCCGTTGCGACCGCCATGGCGGTTTCGCGCGCCTCGACGGGCGAAAGCAACCGCTCGCTCTATGATCTCCCCAACGCTGTAGAACTTCTTTCGTGGTGACCAATGGCCGATAACGACGATCTCGACGCATACCTTCAATCGCTGCCCGACAAGCTCACCGAGCGGCTATCATCGATCATCCGCGAGCAAGCCGAACGCTTGTCCCAGGCCCAGCGCGAGGCTTTGCAAGCTTTGGAGCAGTCGCCGGACGAGACTGGTCACCTTGAAGAGTCGTGCGTTGTGGTGGCCGGCGCCCATGAGCTGGAATGGATCGTCCAGGCCGGCGGCGAGTTGACAACAAAAGAAGTCCGGCAAGGATCAAATGTGGCGTATGATTACAGCCTGGGCTTCGAATTCGGGACCAGCCGCCAGCCGGCGCGGCCGTTCTTTTATTCGACCTACAACACCATGCGCGAGGAAATGCAGGGGGTGATCAACGAGGCTGTAAACGAGGAGCTTTCCAATGGCTGATGACAAATGCGCACGCACAATCACATGGGTCGGCGGAACGCACACGTTCAATCTCAATCATCCCTGGGTCAGGCGCGTCTTGTCTTGGCGGGGCATTCCCGGGCCAGGCGGTAGCTCGATTTCGGCCATTTGGGGGCGCTTTGAGGCAAACAACTATTCGGCTACCGACGTAGAGCGCGTGATCGAGTTCGGTCTGCTTGGAGGCGGCACGCCCGAGAGCGAGGTGAAGCGACTGCTCGACGCCCATGTGCGCGGCAAGCCACTCGCGCCTAATGTCCTGATCGCCAGCGAGGTTTTGGCAGCCTGTTTCTTCGGAGATGCCAATGCCCGCACCTAGTCTCAGGATCCCCATCAGCGTGGATCTGGAGAAATTCCGCGACCAGATGAAGCAGACCAGCTCACTGGCTGGCACCGCTACGCGCCAGATCGCGAAGCAGTTCCTCGACATGAACAAAGACCTCGCGAAAGACGCGATCTTTGCGACCATGGCGCGCGGTGTCGTTGAACTCGCCGGCAAGGTCGCGCTCGCGGTTGGCGCCTATAAGCTCATGACGGCCGCGATCAGCGGCGCGCGCGAGCAGATGCAACAAATGGTCGAGATCGCGGACAAAGCCAACAATGTCGGTGTGTCCCCGCAGTTCTTGCAGGCCTTTACGAAGGAAGCGACGAAGCTCAAGGTCGAAGCCGGCGAGCTGGAATCCGCCCTCGACCATGCGTTCAACGCGACCAAGGATCGGTCTCCGATCGACATCGGCGAGTGGAGCGTCGGCGAAGAGAAGATCACCGAGGTCGAAAAGGCCTTGCGCGTCTACAACGAAACTCTCGCAAAGACCGCCGGCCAGCAGTTGCAGGGCTTGGTTCTCTTCCGGGACGCTAAGACCCAGGAGGACAAGATCAAGGCCGTGCTCGCGGCCATGGTTCAGCTCGACCAAATCGGCCAGCACGCCGCCTCCCTCGACCTGGGCGAGAAGATGTTCGGTGCCCAGATCATCGATCGCATGCGACAGGGCAAGACCAGTGCCGAGAGCATGCTGGCAACGATCAAGGAAGCCAGCGCCAACTCGGACGGCATCTTTAGCAACGCCCTGGTCGAGCGCGCGAAGGAAGTCGACGACCAGCTTAAGCTCGCCCATCAACGCCTTTCGACCGCGCTCAAACCGTCCTGGGACGATCTCGCCAGCGTCATGATGGATATCAAGGGCGCCTGGGCCGACGTGATCGGCTACATCGCCAAGGCGGTCGAATTGTCGAACAAGATGCCGCGCATTCCCGGCATGGCGGCGAGCTCCACCGACCTCGACGCCAAGCGGGACGCGCTCGCCCAGGTCAACGCCCGCTTGAACGGGACCGGGAGCGGGTTGTTTGGCAGCATCGATCTACCTGCTATCGAGATCGGCGGCGTCAAGCTGACCAACTCGACCCAGGAAAACCTTCTGGCCCACCGCGACCGCCTCCAAAAGGAAATCGCGGCGCTGACAGGGACCGGCGATCAGTATGGTCCGGCTGTCCCTGGTCAATCGCGCGGCACCGGCCCAGCGCCGACGAAGATCGACACGGGCGGCAATGTGGACAAGCTGGGAACGGCCGCTGACAGCATCGAGAAGCGCACCGCCGCGTTGAGGGAAGAGGCCGCTGGCCTCGACCTCTCGACCGCCGCGCGCGAGAAGAACAAGATCGCGGCCCAGCTCCAGGTCGTCGCCATGCAGGCTAACGCTGCGGCTGGGAAGGGCGAGGGGGTTGTGACGGCAGAGCAGCGCCAGCGTATCCAGGAGGTCACCGAGGCCTATGGGAAGGCCACCGAGGCCATCGAGAAGGCCACCGTTGCCCAGTCGATCCGGCGCGGCCGGCAGACCTCGCTATTGGATTTCAGCGACGTCGTCATCGCGGAGCAGTTGAGGGGCCTCTATCCCGACGTCGCGACCGCCTTGAACTCGGTTGAGGCATCGGCCATGCGGACCAACGAGGCCATGCGCTCGATCGGCACCACCATGAGCAGCAGTCTTACCAGCGGCCTCGCGGACATCATGAACGGCACCAAGAGCGTCAGCGACGGCTTCGCGAGCATGTCTAAGGCCATCGTGCGCGCCCTTGAGGAAGCGATGATCAAGGCTCTTGTCGTCGCACCGATCATGCGCGGGCTGTCTGGGATGTTCGGATTCAGCGACGGTGGGCTGGTTGGATCCTCGCTGCCCATGCCCGGCGATGGCGCATTCATCGGCCCGGTCGCAAAGGCGGACGGTGGCCTGATCCGGGGACCAGGAACGGGCACGTCAGATAGCATCGCGGCGCACCTCAGCGATGGAGAATTCGTGGTGCGCGCGAGCGCGACGGCCAAGCATCTGCCGCTCTTACAGGCGATAAACGCCGATCGCATTCCCCGATTTGCGGATGGCGGCTTAGTCGGCGGCGCCGGCAGCGGGGCCGCGCCCATGATCGGCCCGCAGCATGTGATCGCGCCGCAGATCAGCGTCAATGTGCAGGGCAGCCCCGGCCAATCCGCTCAAGATCATCAGCGCATGGGCGAGAACATCGCCCAGGCAGCGCGGCACCACATTCTGACCCTGATCGCCCAGGAATTCCGCACACAGATGCGGCCGGGCGGCATCCTGCGTCGATAAACAGGGCGCGATCCCGAAAGATCTCGCTATAGCTGAAAGGCCACCCGCCGGCGAAACGGGTGGCCTTTAAAGAAGATCGACCCTTGCCGTTGCTCAGACAGAAAGTTTCGATACGTGAATAATAGCAAAATAATCGACGATCACGCACACAATCTCACTCTCGACTTCAAAAAAAAGTTTGGACGAGAGCAAGCTCGACGCCGCCGACGTTGCCGCGATCGAAGCACTAGAGCAGGCCGAAGATCCCGCCTGGAAACGTTTAGCGCGATTGGCGGGGCAGAGCCGGCTCGTAAGGAAAGAGCGCACCCGCGAACGCGACCTTGCACTCGCCGAGGCCGAGGCACAGGCCAAACTCCGCATACGCGCCGACCGAAAGCGAGCAAAGGATGCCGACCGGCAACGCCAGCACCGCGCGTCCAAAGACGTTCAGAACCAGAAAGCGCTGGAACGGCTCATGCGCGCGACCGCGAACCCCAACCACGACAAGAGGCTCGAACAGCTCCGGGGAAACGAGGTCGCCTACACTCGCTTCTACGGCGAGTTGCGCGAGGCGAGGGAGAGCGGGATGAAGGTATCCGGTGCCAAGCTTGCGAAGCTTTACAACGACGCCTGGGACGAGAACATCAGTCGGGATACAGCCATACGCTGGCGGACGATCTGCCTCCATTTGGAGGCAAAGGGCGGCCCCTGGTTTGTCCGGCAGGGTCCAACAAAGCGGGCCGGCTAAACCGGCAGGGTCCAACAAAATTCAGCCCGTTTTGTTGGGCCCTGATTTCAGGCGAACGCGCCAAAATCATCTAAAATTTCAGGGTTTTTCGCATCCGGGCCGGATCGATTTCGTGTCACGAATTTTTCTATAGTAGTTTAGTAGTTACTAGAAAGGTTACTTAAAGAGTGAGGAACGGCGTGACAGGAATCGTCGAAGGAGGGGGCTGCCGCCCCCTCGACCCCCGCCGGGCCAAGAGGCCCGGCTTCTAAAACCTATTTCCGGAGATGTGATGCTCGCGGTTATGAAGAGAGGCTTTCCCAGGGATTGGACTGCTCCCGGCCATGCGCCGGCCTCCGGCCGGCTCACGTCCTAGTCCCGAAATCGTTCGCCCAGGAACCCCAGGGCTTGGTCGAGCGCCCCCTCGGCCGTCTCCCTAGCAGTCCAGCCAAGGTCGAGTGACTTCCACGCTGCGTAGGTCTCGGGCTTTCGTTCGGGATTCCCGACCGATGCATAGGCCGGTTGGGCAACAATATCCTCTCGCTCATAAGTGCGCGTGCTGAACGGTTTGTCACCGCCGCTCGATTGCATAACCTCGATTCGAAAGACCTTAAGATTCACTACGACCTCGACGGTCCGTTCGATCGTAAAGAATTCTGTCGCAAAGTCCGGTGGTTTGGCCACGGGCGTTCCTTCCAATAGTTGCAATCGGATCTGTTACTGAGCAACTCGTCAGACTGCAACGGGTTGCCCCGCGCACGACGCTGTAAGTCAGCACTGACTTACAATCTTAACGAGAATATTTTATTGACGCCACTTCGCGAATATGAGTCTTATGGCGCCACATACCGCTAATGGTGGGGCTGAAAGGGAATACCAATGTTGATTGCCGACGACCGTTACTTCGCGCTCGTGAAAGCGCTGACCGACGCCCATGCCGGCTCCGACGACTATGTCGCGATGGGCCGCGCCTGGGTCGAGAACCAAGTCCAAGTCGCGTTGTGCGCCGCAGACGTCTACCCGGAGAGCAGCGAAGTCGCATAACACCCATGCAAAGATTCGCTGCGAGATCCCATATCGCGCTGACTACAGGCTCAGCGCGATAGGCACTCACAGTCGGGGCCGTTCGCTCCTCCATGTCGTTACCAGCCGGCGCAACCCGCCGGCTGGTTTCGTCTCAGAGGATCATTCCGACTGATGACAGGAGAAGATTGAATGCCCGCAAAAAGCAATTTGTCGCCCGAACTGTTGAAAATCGTCCAAGCGGCGCCGCAGCCCAGCTCCATCGCCGTCACGTATTCCGCCGCCCGACGTCGTTTCAATCGCGCGTCCGAACATCATCAGCGCATCTGCAAGCTGAGCCCGAGAGGAGCGAACAGCCTTCAGGCGTCCTACGCCATTGTAGAGAACAACTGCATCATCGCGACCGGTGAGATTGATGCCGTCGAAGCGTGGTGCCGCGACGAAGGCGTGCTTGGGCCGCACGAATTTCTGAAGGAGGCGGCATGAGCGACGACCGAGAGGGGACGGTCGGCCCGAAATCGGGCCTCACAGCGGATTGGTATTTCGACGGTCAGCTTGTCTACCTAGAGCATTCTCAATACCAAACCGCACCTTGCAGACTTCTTCCAGGCAAGTCGCCGGAAGGAACGGCGGAATGGATGCTCGCTGAGTTAGCGAGGGCGATAAGACTCGGCACGGCGAAACCCCGTTAGCATTCGCAACCTATTGCCCTGAATCATCCCTCGCGCTTAGATTGCGCGGGGGATTTTTCATGCCTGACGAGAGCGAGCCTAGAGCGATCGATGGACCGTTGCCGGCCGAGTATGCGGAAGCATTTGGCTTGTGCATCAAACTGGTTTCCGCTCGTATCGACGACGACCCAGAGCGGATGAAGGCAGTGAACGACAGCTTGATGGCTGATCTTCTCGGTGATGCCCCTCTGCCGGTGCCTGTGTCATCCGTCGACCAGTCCGTCGTCCGATTGCTTCACGGCCTTATGGAGTTGATGCAGGTGCCAAACCGATTCGACGCTATGGCAACAATGGTCAGGCTCTATCCCTGGGGAGGAAAGATCTCGCGCGCCCAGCACATGGAGAATTGCTACTATCTGATCGTGAACGAAACTTACATCCTGGAGGAGCGTTTAAAGGCCTTTGTGAACCACCTGATCGCTTGCGCAACCTCACGCTCGTTTCAGGTAGACCTGTCGTCGGTAAATCGGCTGGTCATAAAGTTGCACAAAGGCTTCTTCGGTAAAATGGTGGCTGCACGCGGCATTCACGTGCATCAGCAGTCCTACGTTCCAAGGGAAATTAAGCGCATAGAAACGCTTGAATTGATGATGATGGGTCCCGAGCCGAAAGCGCAAGAGGGGCCTTGGAAGCTGTTACATCGGATTGCCTTTAGAGAGGCCCGAAAGCAGTGGGTTCAAAATGCCGAGGACGCGGCGAAGGCTGCGAAATACATCATTGGGCATCTGCTAGTTCAAACGCAGTTGGTCTGGCGCACCGTCCTCCAAGAAGAGCTAGACAAATTGGACAGCATGGGGGCCGGGCAAACTAAAGCGAGTAGCTAATGGCCTCGATCATCGTGACGCGGTCCCGCAGCGGTCCCTCTGGCATGATGCCGTATCTGCCCGTCGTCGTGCTCCGAGTATGTCCGAGCAGCACGCCATGCTGTTCGTCGAGGAAGCCTGCCGCGCGGAATGCATCTGCAACCCCATGCCGGAACGAATGGAAGTTGTGGCGCTTGTCAGTCTTGACGCCAATCAGCTTGAAGTAACCCGCAAAGAACCGCGACGGCGTGCGAGAGAAAAACCCGCGAGTGTCGGGCTTCAAGTCGGGGAATAGCTGCACTTCGCCGCGTGCCACCATTGCCGCATGATAGTCGAGGAAGCCGAGCTTGATCAGCTCGCTATGAACCGGGACCACGCGCTGGCTGCCATCCGTTTTGGTGGACTTCAATCGCGAGCCCTCGCGGGTGACGTGAAGAATCCAGACGCCGTGCAGTTGCCGAACGTCCGCCGTCAATAACTGCGCCAGCTCGCCCAGGCGCGCGCCGGTATGGATTGCGATCCAGGGCAACCAATAGCGCCAATCCCTGATCTCGATGTCACCGGGTTTGTGCTCCTGGTCGTCGCCAGCACAGCGCGTCATCAGCGGCGACGTGAAAATCTTGCGCAACTGATCGTCGGAGTAGGGGAACACCTTCTGCTTTTTCTTGTCGATCGCCAAGAACATGCCCCTGATCACATCCGCGTCGATAAACTCATTGTTGAGCAGCCATTCACAGAAGCCCGCGATCGCCGACAGGTAGCGGTTAGTGGTGTTCTCGCTGATCGTCGCCTTGCCGATTGTCTTGTTTGCTTCGATGATCTTTCGGAAGGTCATCCCCTGGAATTCTTTGATCTTGACTGCCTTCACGGGCCAAGAGGCGAGGGCGTGTTTCCAGTCGCGGACGGCCTTCCTCGTGATCGCGGAGACGTGCGAGGTCTCGCCAATGAACTCAAAGAACAACCCGACGATGACGCGGTTCTGCGTCCATGTGTCCAGCGACACCGACGCCTTTTTCTCGCGCTCGAAACGGTCATACAGCTCCCACAGGCTCTCGCCTGGAGCTGCTTTCTTACGGCCGGCAGTAGGATCGGCTGGCGCTACAGCTTGATCATTCGGCACGCCGGACCAATTGCCCTGGTCGCGCTCAGCGGCGCGTTCAAGCATTTGGATCTCCGCGCGCTGTAGCCGCTGACACAGATCCCGATAGGCCGGCGATCCCTTCTCGATCAACAGCCGGTCCCGTTGGATCACGTCATCCGCTGCCCATTCGATCGGCCCCGTCTCACCCACTGCGAGATGTTTCCGGAGTTGGGCCAGCTTGATATCCCGCCGATCGCGGGCCAGGGCAGGGGCGTCTTTCATCACCATGACGTCGAGCGCGGCGTTCAACTGCACAAGCGGATTGCCGGACCATTCGACCAAGCCGGCGCCGATCTCGTGCGTTAGACGATCCTTGGCTTGCTGCACCATTGCGGACGTGGGCATGGCGGCCCGCTCACGCTGGTCGTGGTCCAGGAGGCTTTCGTAATGCCGCCAGACGGCCGCCTGGAGGTCGCCGGGCGTTGGTTCCTGGCGCTGGGCCAGTTCCTCGAATTGCGCCCTATACTTCGCCAGGATCGGCAGTGCGGCGAGGCGCGCGGCCTTCGGATCCCGCACACCGGTCGACTTCCAGATCTCTTTCTTTCCGACGATGGACTGGAGTTTTTTGGGGACTGCGAGGCGCACGTAGTAGACCGCCGAACCACCCCGGCGCTGAATATTTGACGCTAGTCCCATGGCCCCCTCGCGACACGGAGTCGTAACAGTTGACGGGGCTATCGGTATCTAACAAGCCTTTGAGACTCAAGCATTTATTGAATTTGTTGAATTTTTCGTCGGGGCAGAACCAGTCCAGCTGCCCCGACCACTCCCGACGTTCCCCGCGCGTCCCGGTATTTCGACTTCGACGCCGGTGTGCGCCCGCGGCGGCCTGAGACCTTTTTTCCCCCAGGTGAAGAAGGCGGCCCAGGTCTGCCTTTCGATTCCTCACAAGGGGCGCAGAAGCCAGGCGCGCATCATGCTTCCAGCCGACGCCCGCAGCTCGGCAGCGTATCCTAGCAGGAGGAACAGCGTGGTTTCGCGGCTGATCCGGCCGTGCACCATGGCGAGCATCACGACGTAGAGCAGGGCCGCGATCGCAAACACGTGCTCGCGGGACAAGGGCGCCATCGCGAAGGAGCGCCGGCCGGCCGCGGTGATCACAAGAAGGACCAGCGCAGCGCCAGCCGGCCAGCCGAACTCGAGCGCGGCCTGAAGGAAGGCGTTGTGGGGCGGGATGCCTTTGACACAGGCGCGTGCACTGAACTGATCGAGGCCGATGCCGAAGGGGCCGGCATCCGGCAGGAGCCGGAAGGCGTCGGTGTACAGCTGCCGGCGAATGGCGACCGAATTGTCCAGGTCGACCTTCGTGCAGCCGGGCTCCGTACCAATAGCCGGCCGCGACTCGAGTTTACCGGCCGCAAGATTGAGGAACATCGCCGACATCTGCCCGCGCGCGGTGACCCCGGCGCCAACGCCGACTACCATGAGCAGGATGAACGCGATGGCCGTCTTTCGCTCGCTCGCCGTCGGCGCGAACCACGCGACCACGACAAGCGCCGCCGGAATCGCAATGAAGGGCGGGTTCAACTGATCGCCGCAACACAT